GACTTGAACCTACGATAGCCGAATTATGAGTTCGGTGCCTTAACCAACTTGGCCACTGGTGTTTAAAATTTCTATATATCTAACTTCATCAATAATCTTATACTTTAATGCAGTTTCAATCATTTGATCAGAGTAACTTCCTAATTCAGGTTTTGCTGAAAAATATACAACATAATAAATATTATTAAATGTTTTTATTAAAGCACCATTTGCAATTGCTTTTTTTACACTATCTGTTCTTTGTGCTCCTGGTCGTTTTCCTTCACCAACGTTACCGCCTTTTGCTTCTACATATTCTACATTTGTATCTGATTGCGCTTTAAAGTCTACTTCACACCCAGTACCAACAAAAAAATAATTTCTATCAATAACACCAAATCCACGACTAACCAAGTCTTCATATACTGCATCTTCAAATTGATCTCCGCTTTTTTTAGATTCTGATTGAAAGTCTATACGCCATGGATAAGGCATATTATCCTTTATTTCCATCCCATGTACCAATCTTGGTAGTAGTGATGCCGTGCTCTTCCCATAGTTTAATCACATTTGGGTTATCATCTATTGCGTGTAGAACATTCCAATATTTTTTTATTTCAAGTAATATATCTTTTTTTACTTCATAGTCTGGTCTATTGTCATCATCCTTACGCATATATAGTGCATGGTGGCTAATATCATTTTTAGCAAGCCAGTAAGACGTCAATCCACGCCAAACTTCTTTTCGAGATGTTACAATAATAATGTGCATCTGATCAAAAAATGCTTCATTTAGCATCTGGACTACTTCAAAATTTGGCAGGGCATCCACAGAAGCCTCATGAAAAGCCTTATAATCCCTATTAGAGCCACGAACAAGGTGTATATAAGGATCTACATTAGCAAGAGTCCCGTCTACGTCAAAAATATATGCTTTTTGTTTCATATATTAAGTATACTTTAAAGTAAAGATTAAGTCAAGTCAATTGATCTTGATAATAATTTTGTGTACGGCTCGTAGCAATCATTTATATATTCTATATTAAAATGCTTTTCTTTATATTGTGGTGAGGTTTTACTTGATACTAAATAAGACTGATACTCATCGTCTCCTCTTTGAGGTCTATCGTTTAATAATTTTTCAAGTCCAAGTATATTACAAGTTTTTTCTACTACCTGATTAGGTGATTCAATTAAGTCTTTATAATCAATAATAATATCAGCGTTATTATATAAAAAATTATACATGTCTATATATCTAGTATTATATGTTTTATTATAACCTTCTTCTGGATGGTAATGTTTTCTCATTGTTACATCAGAATGTATTGACTCAAACGGATCTCTTGCAATAGTTATAATTGTTCCATTAATGTTATCTGTTTTATGTACGTAACCTATAGAGATACTACTATAGTTGAATATTAAATTATGAAGATAGTTGGCGCCAGATCGTGGATATGTTACTATTTTGTCTAATTTCATTTTATGAAAATAATCCCATAGATAAATGGTTTAAACACACATCAGCAACAATGTAGTCAGAATCATCAACTACTACATCGTAGTGTGTAGCATCTTTTTCACAAAAGAAACATTTAGGATTAGTCATACAAAGATTATATCATATTGTGTAGTTTATAAAATAAATCTGCAAAATGGTATTGAAAATGAATTCCTGGATGAGCATGAGCAGATACTTTCTTATAGTTTTCTATAGAATAATCAGTTCCTCTTTTCCAATAAATGCTATCATAGAACTCAGAATCATGCGATGAAGAACACTTAAATGAAATAGAACGGAAATTTATATTATTTAGATCAGATTCAAGAACAAAATCTGCAAAATTCTTTAATTTAAAATTTTTAATTTTAAGTAATTCTTCCATAATCATAGCACTTGGTACATGCCATGTTGTCCAATGTAGTTTTATATTATTTGCTAAACAAAATGACTCTAAAATATAAATAAAGTTTATAGAGTTTAAGATTAGTTGATGTGGAGAAGTTGCGTCTTCTATATATTTTTGATCTTCTATTTCCATAAATACACAATCATCATATTTATGAACAATTGGGTTACAGAAAATTTGTTGTAAAGAATCTTTTTCTTTAAAGGCATCGTCTCTTTTTACTCTTGTTTTATAAAATTCTTTATCTACTACAACCATGCTTCTGAAAAAATCTGGAAACAAACAAAAAATTTCTTTAGGCATTTTATTATTCATACAATATTGAATTATATGAGTACAAATACTTTCTACAGATGCTCCAGGATTTCCTAAATTCATAACGTTCTTATTAATTTTGTTGCCTAATATATTTGTCCATCTTCCTAATTCTGGAACTCCAAGACCAAAAGTTATAGAACAACCAGATGCAATAATTTCTGGGCTTTCATAAACTTCGCCACGAAAACCAAGACTATTAATTTCATATGTATTGTCTTCGTCAATTGTTCTAATATCAGAAATTTTTCCATCCCATTTATTAGTAACAACATTTTCGGCATATGGACTATATAGCCCAAGGTTGCTTGTATTTGTAAAGTTTTTTTCTAAATACCAAAGACTTTGTGGATCATTATTTTGTTTGTAAAAGTCTAAGATATTTCTTGTTAAAAAGGCCATATAAAATTATATCATATCTACAAGTTTATTAAACTATAATCTTTTTTTCTAAAAGCCTGTTATAGTAAAAATAGCACAAATCAATATTAAAATTATATTTGCTTAGAATATCTTTGTCATAATTTGGTAATTTTTTGCTTGATGGAATATATTCTTTAGCATAGGGCTGTTCTCCTCTATAAAAAAGATTATAATTTTCTTCATTTATTTCTAATAAGTTCAATGTTTTTTTAATTACGGCATCTGGTTGTCCTACTAAATCATTAAAATCAATAACGTAATCTGCATGGTCACACAAAAAACTGTATAGCAATATGTATGATGTTATTATTTGATTAACTTTTGGCCAAACAAAATTTGGGTTTACTCTCATGGATGTATTTTGTGTTTCTGCTGCTATAACAGAATTAATGCTATCTCTTGGATCTCTTGCTATTGTAAGTATTGTTCTTTCTTTATTATTATTTTTATCAAATAGCAAATTTACAAAATGAGATTTTTCAATGTGGATTTTTGCTTCTTTATAAACAAGATCATCAAAATAGTGAGAACCACATCTTGGGTAAGTTAATAAGTAAGGAACTTTATATAGCATATATTAATTGTACCATTATAAAAAATCAAACCAAATTGGCATTATATACCTTGACCCATTTGCAGGTCCTACGTTATACCAATAGTGAATATTTCCAGGGAATAAAACTAAATCGCCAGTCTTTGGTTTAAAAGATAAATTTTGATTAATAAAAGAAAGATCTCCACCTTCATAATCGTCATTAAGATATACCCAACCAGCAATATGATTTGAATCTTTAGACCCCATATCATCTATTGGTATTGACTTACTATTATTGTGTTTCCACTCAGCAAAACGAGAATGTCTTGCCTTTAATTTTACATTATATTCTTTTTCTACAACAGAATTAATTCCTGGTACATATTTTTCTGGAAGAGAAAGTGAGTCGTAATACACCAAAGACAGCGTATTGTGTCCAGATGATTCTTCAGATTGAAGAAGCCTACTATTACTTGTTTGTGTTATTTTAATTAACTTAATAATATTTTTACATTCAACTGCACCAAGATAATTGTTAAATATTTTTACGTTATCAACACCGCTACCTATTTTATTAAATTTTTCTTTAGTTTCTTCAGATATCTGCATATTAATTAAACTCCTTTACTAATTTTAATAACTGACTTATGTCTGCTTGATCAGTGTGAATCATAAAATCATATATATTAAATTTATTTGATAAATCTCTAATTTGACGAACAACTTTTTCCTGTGTTCCTTTTACATGATGATGTTGTTTTCTAACTGGTGCATTTTTATCATACTTGATGTTTTGTTCTTCATCTGGATGATTAATAATAAGTGGATCAATAATAAGTATTGGTTTTACACGACCAAGATCAATTTTTTTAAACTGATCTTTATATAACAGGTTGTCATCTACATATATGTATTCGCAATGTTTATTGGCTATTCTAATTGTTGTGTCTGAAGATCCTACAACAGCCATGTGTGTTTTATGTTGATGTCTTTTCATCAAATCCATAACTTTGTCCATCCATACTGCAGATATTGCTACTCTTTTTTCCAATGTATCAATCAAACTTGAGTCGTGCATATAGTGATCTAAAACTAGTTTTTCAGAAGGTCCATTGCCTTCATCTCCCCATCTTCCAGCAACAAGATTTACACCAATTCTTCCAGGTGCAAAACGATTTAATGTTTCACAAATCTTAGCAGCATAATCTGGGCTTGTTCCATATGCGGGTAAAGCAATAGTCATAATTAGTTGATTTGTTTTTTCTAGTGCTTCTTTAATAACTAAAGAAAAATCAATGCCACCTGGACCATAAGGAAGTAAAACAGATTTTACGTTAGCACCGTCTAGTTCTTTAGCCATATTAAGAATTCCATTTAAATCTAAGTTTTCGATACTATCGTTTATTTGCCAGTGTCTTCTCCACATCCAGTGAAATGTTATAGGCTTATTTACATTATCCATCTTTTATTACTTTTCCTTTTGTTTTAAACCAAGAACCAATTTTAGACTTTGCCACTTTAGTTCTTAATATTTCTCCAAATGTTTCGTGTGATATATCTGATCCAAGATACTCTTGACCAGTCTCAAGGTCTATTAACTTCCATTTGCCAGGAGCCTTTGTGTGCAGAATTAGATCAATGGGGTAGTCGTAATCATTTACCTCAGATCCATCAAGAAGTTTTCTTTTTTTATTGGTTTCTTTTGATGTGCTATCTGTCATTATTTAATTATACCCTATATGATTGTAAACCAGATTGGCAGGGTATATCTTGTTCCAGAAAGCACTTCTTTTACTTCGTGTGCATAGTGCATATTTCCAGGGAATATTAAAAGATCTCCAACTTTAGGCTTTATAGTAATATCGTGTGTAGCAAAACTAATTTCGCCACCTTCGTAATCATCATTTAAATAAATAAGCGTAGGAATATGGTTGTCTGTAACATAACCTAAGTCGTCTACATGTAGATTTAATTTAGTTCCTTTTTCCCATTTAGCCACTTGCAGATGAGACTCTTTAGGGCGTATAGAATCAAAGCCATAAGCACTGATAATTTCTACTTTTACTTTATCTCGAATTTTAAACTTATCTTCTATACCAGCATAAATGTGCATCCAGTTTATAGCATTGCCCGAATCATCTTTTTGTGACTCAAAACTAAATTTTCTGTTTTCAGTAACATGATCGAGCAAATACTTAATCTCATCATCAGATAAAAAATTTTGTATCAATTTGATATTTTCTGATGAATTTCCAACTTTTTCAAAAAAATCATTATAAGATTCAAGGCGCTCAATTTCGCTTGGATCGTGACCAACTGGAATATTATTAACTATGTGTGCCATATATTCATTATACACTACAAAATTTTAAAATTCGGCGAAAAATAGAAGTAACAAAACCTCTCTATGCCCTAAAAGGGCACTAGCGGTTAGTATCCTATTTTTGCTGCCTACGCAGAAATTCCAGAAGCAATGATCCTTCTTCTGATAGACTCTTGCTCTCTTTCAAACCTTGATATCTTGTGATATGGGTTGGCGGAGATTCTTTTTTTATTCTTTTTTGCTCTTTTTACTTTATGCTGTGATACTTTGTCATTGATTTTTCTCATATTATTTATCTTTCTTTATATTTTTATTTTTCAAAGTAGCGGCTTTTTCTTTGTTAAACTTTGCCCACTTAAGTTTTTGTTGACGCTCTATCACACGGTACTCATCAGCAGAAGGACATCTAGTACACCAGTGATAGGTAGTAAAATAAGGCTCTTCACGCTCATAGGCACAAATTGAATTTTTCATTGATTATCCTTTACTTTGTTAATTCTTTTTCAATAGTCTGAATGGTTTGACAAGGCCAAGGTTTTTTATCTTCTTGGCATTTACGAAATAATGTGCCTTCTGGAATATGAAGTTCGGCGACAGCACGGAGAGCCTCATCTAAGTTGAAAGATCCAGATGCGGAAATAAGGTTTGATAGATTTTTCATTACTCAATCATATCAAAGTTCGGCGGTAAAGTCAAGGCGCAAAATAGAACTATCAAACCTTCCAATGCCCTAAGAGGGCAATATTGGTTATTATCCTAAATCTGCGGAAGATGGTTTGATAACAACAACTGGACCATTGAGAGATTTCCACCTTTTTTCTTCATCTCTCATTCGCCTACGTTTTCTTTTCATATAGCCCTTTGTGTACTCCATAGCCCCAGTTGAAGTACCAGTTTTGCCAGAAGATAATAGACTGCTTTTCTTTTTAGCCATACACTAATCATAACAAAAATCGGCGGGAATGTAAAGAATGTCGTAATCCCCCTAGTGTAATAACAAGATCGGAAGAGCGTC